AGTGGGGCAGTTGGTAGAGACATACACCTTAACACCGTAGATGTCACCAATCTGACCGTTACGGATGGAGTTAGCAGTGCCAACCTCACCAGTGAACGACTGCTCAGTGAAACGGTTAATACCCATCAGCACATTACGAGCAATAGGAGGAACGATGAAGAAGCGGTTGTCCATGGGGACATCAGCATCATCAAGCGTCTGAATGACTTTACGAATACCAGCATCAGTCAGAGCAGTTTCGTTACCACTGTTGGTGTTAGCAGTGATGTCAAAAGCCGTAGCACCATCGCCACCGATAACAGCAGCGTTATAGTTGGCAGTACCACCTTGCACCAGACCAGCCAGGTTCAGCAGGTCAGTGTCAATGCGGGTAGCCAGTGCATAACCAGCGTCATCCGTGTAGAAGCGACGAAGCGAGGACAGTGCCTGAACTTCAGCAAAGTCTTCAATCAGTCGGCTGTACTCAAAGTGCTTGTCAATCGTGACAGTCTTCTCAGTGCCGCTCTCAGCGATGAGAGTAACCTGCGAAGAAGCAGTCTTGGCAGAAGCAGAACCACGAGCAGGAGCAGGGAAATGCACAACATCGCCCTTCTTACCTTTCATGTTCATCTTCTTGATGAGGTTAGCCGCAACAAGGTTCTTCTTGTAAGCAGCGATGATTTCGTCACTCCATACCTCAGGTACGAAACCAGCGGTATTGGCGGTAGATTGTGTTACATGGTTAGTTCCGAGAGCCATTTTTAAATGTCCTTTTTAAAAAGTTAAGTTTTTAAGATCGACCACGGTAGTTTAATTTACGAATATTTGAAACAACGCCGTCTGTTTCTTCCCACCTCATGTTGTTTTTAGCATACTTAGATCTAATCCCAACAAATTCTTTTAACAGTAGAAGTTGAGGTTTCTTTTCTAGTATATATTCTTCAACAAGATTAAGTAATGGAATAATGTTTGTGTTTCCTTGAACTCTAATTGTTTTATAAGGTTTGGAGTTGTCTTTTCTATCTGTTTCAGTTAAAGAAAAAACAATTTCGTATTCTTTAAAACAATTTACAATAAATGTTATAATAACATCTGATGTAGAAGCTAAAGAAAACACAGGTGTTACAGCCTTGTTTCTTGCTTTACATAAAGTAAAACAACCTTCTCCGTCTATCAAACCACCTAAATACGACAGTTTATGCATCACCTAACACGGCCTTCTCTGTAGGCGGCAAGAATTTCGTCCTGCATAGCGTCATAACGATCTGGGTCGGTCTGCATCAATCGAATAATATCTGGTCGCCGATAGATCTTCTTTGATGGTGCCTCGTCGTTGCCCTGAGCAGGTACTGTAGATGCGGCCTTGAGTTGCCGTTGACGATCTTGCTTTTCAGCATTCATGGTAGTATTTGCTACCTGCTGACGCTCTTTCCATGTTGACAGAAGTTCATTGGCAGAATCAAAGTCATAGGCATGTGCTTCCGCAAACAACCTAGTACGAATCTTTGATGCTGCCACCCAGTTCTGGAATGCAGGATCTTCAACAACCTGCATATAGTCTGGATGACTCTGTTTCAACAAGTTAATCGTCTCTGCTTGTCTCATCTGAAGAGCAGCCATTTCAGCCTGCTTAACCTTCGGATGATTCTCAATCGCATATTCTACAGCCTTCTTAGGATCGGCGAAGTAATCAATCTCTTGATCTTCTTGAACCTGTTGCTGCTTTGCTGAAGTTTGGGCCTTAATGAACTCATCCACAACCTTCCGTAGTTCACCAACTTCGCTACCCTGCCGACCAATTAACTTCTCTGCTTCGGCATGCATACGAATAATCTCTTTGACATCTTTGCCCCGATACTTTTCGGGAATATCATCTTCTTGAGATTCTTGTTGCTGTACTACTTCTTCTTGCGGTTTATCGATAGAACTCTCTTGTTGAATATCAGAGAATTCTTCCGTTTCGTCCTTCATACCTTCTTCAATAAACTCTGCAGCCATATTAGTCTCCTTGAGCCTTAATGCTTTTTAAAGAGAACACTTTTACAAATTGTGCGGGGTGTTCTTATCCGCTATACTCTTCACTTCTGCCTGTCTTACGCTCCCAGGCAATGTGGGATTGGCGGTTACGCTCCCACTTCCTAGTTGCATCAGGAAAGTCGCCACTAATGCCATCGAGAGCAATTCGTGGACAACTTATAAGCCTCATTGCTTCATTATGACAATGAGGACAATCTACTGAAGTCACTTCTGACTCCACCAGATGTTCTGTAACATGCCCTTTGGCACATTGAAAATCAAAGTATCTAAGCATTATCTAATTCCTCGTAAGATTGTTTAGTTAATTCTTCAAGGTTGATTAGATAGTTAATCATGTCCATCTGACCACGCTTGTACCAAAGGTCAGCAAGGTCATCACATCTTGTTATGTCACCAACCCCTTTACCAAGGTCAGTTAGGTCTTCAATCAGTTCCTGCCACGCAGGGTCAAGAAACAGTTGAAATCGTCGTTCGTAAAAATCTCTGAGTTCTGTATCGTTCAAGCGTTATCTCCAATGTGAGCGCTGACTAACTTATTTAATAATGTGTAATGATAGCATAAAAAACTATTTACTAGAAAGTGCTTGACAAACATTATTTTTAGGTGTATCATTTAGTTTTTAATGGAGGCTATATGACAAACACTGAAAGAGCGCCACACTGGAAAAAACTAACTGCTGAAGAAAAGAAACAAGTTATTGAATGGGGTAAAGAAGGCGTTGGTATTATGGATATTGCAAGGCGTTTAGACTTCAAAGTTACCAAACAGCGAATAAAACAAATTCTAGACGCTGCCAAAGTACCTGTTACGGAGATTAAACGAGCAAACAACAGGAAAAAACACCACGATAAAATGTTTCAAAAATGGGGTCCAAAATGGCAGGACAAAGAATGGCGTAGATCAGCAGTGTATGACGCTATGCGAGAAAAGTTCCGTAACAAGAAAGCACATTCATACGGGGTTGAGTTTTCAATCGACTTTGGGGATATAGTCTTTCCTACACATTGTCCTATTTTTGGTACTGAATTAGATTACTTCGCTAGTGGTAAAGAACATAATACTCCATCGTTTGATAGGATTGACCCTAAGAAAGGTTATGTGAAAGGCAATGTTGCTATTATTTCTTTAAGAGCCAATCGAATCAAAAACGATGGTACTGCTGAAGAACATCAAAAAATTGCTGATTTTATTAATTCTGCCTTGAAGCAATGACCTGCAACCGAGCAATATCAGCCTTGGTATCAATATCTTTCTCTTTCAAGGCCAGATCAGCAACTTTAACCCTACGCTCAAACTCTGCTGTGGGGTCATTGGCATCAGAAAGATACTTAGAAGCAGCAGCAGTGATCCTGGCCTGAATCTCAGCAGGTTTCAACTGAGCATCCACAATCTCTGACTGAGCCTTGGCCTGTTTCAACTGTACATCTGCTTGCTTATCAGCCAACTCCAACTGAGCCGCTTGCATCTGCATCTGTTGAGCCATCTGCTCTTGCTCTGAAGGCTGTGACAACTGCTGGAGTTGTTGAATCAGTTCTTCACGATTCTCCAGTCCAGAGTTTTCAATGATTGCAGTCAGGATAATCGGAGTAATCTTGCTGTCAGGGCCAAGTGTCTTCAGCAGGTTAATAAACTGAACCTGTTCAAACTCACGAGCAATGATGCCAAGATGACTTGTAGGAATGAAAGTAAAATCCCTGGTTGGAAATGCTTCAGGGTCAAACTGCATGTAACGATGAGCAGCTTTGGTGATGAAAGGAATCAAAAACTGCTCTTGAAAGTTCACCAGAGTACGCTTAGACTTCTTGATAATCGCCATCAAAGCAGGGTTAGTGCCGTAACCTTCTGTACTATTACCTGTACTACTAATAGCACTGCTGTCAATCGTGCCAGTGGCTTGCAAAAGCATACGCTCAAACTCTTTAGCGGTGGCAAGATTACTAGGATCTAATGAACCAAATTTAAATGGTTGCAGAATCTCTGCTGGATTACCGTTGGTGAGGATTGTTTTACCAGGTCGAACCTCAAACTTAGCACCACGAGGCAACCTAGTGGCATCCATAGCCATCATAGGCACCGTTGTAAGGGCTAGAGAGTCCATGTGAGCCCTCAGTTGAGCATCGATAGCCCTCTGCATGTTGTAGCCCTTCTCAGCGATGCCACGGCCCCAGAAACGATTGGGCATGGAGTCGTTCTGGAAAGCAACAATGGGTCGATCCTTCATCATGTAAGGCGATTCTTCTGCTTTGAGGATGTATTCATCGTTGGCGATGACCACAATTGCTTCAACAAGGTCAGAAAACTCTGCCATTGACGATGAGAAACCCTCATTACCTTCGTTGAAAAGGTCAACAAACTCGTTAGAGTCAGCAGCATCAAGCAAAGACTTAGGAACAAAGCCATAATAACGGATCAGTTTGACTTTATCATCCTGATATTCGACATCTTCCTGTACTGGCTCAAGGTCACGATCAGTAACAGCACCAGAAAGATCAACTTTCTTGTAAATTCCTGCTTCCATTGCACGAACAACATTGTGCATACCGACAAACTCTTCAATTGCACAGCCCAAAGCATCACCGATGGTGGAGGCATTAGGGTCAATCAGGAAGTTTTTAGGGTTGACTGGACGCAGTTCAACAGCAAATCGTGGTTTCTCGATCACACCAATGGCAGACAAAGGCATGTTAGGCATTGGTTGAGTGGCTGGAATCATCTCAGTCTTCTGATTAACAACCACTTCACCGATACCAGTACCATAGATTGCTGCCAGAAGCACAATGTCAGAGACTGACTTACGAACTTCATCTTTCTTAAAGTTCTTGGTCAACTGACGCTTCATAATCTCAACATCAGCCTTGTCTTGATCATCGTCTACGATGTCAAAGAACTTCTCTCCACGACCAAAGATAGCTTCATCAATCTCAGCAGAGAAGGTCTCAATGGCTTGCTGGAGCATTGGCGTAACAATCTTGGAACGCTCAGTGTCCCTGGTGGAGTCAGCACCATCCCAGATGCCACGCCAAAGCCTTTCGTACCTTTCCCAGGATTCCAAATAATTGCCTTCTTTATGTAGCCTCCATTGCTCACAGCGTCCTAGTACCCACATTGCTAATTGATTTGAGTTGTTCATATCAATACCCTATTAAAGAATCCATCGGTTGCCATTCACTTTCTTCAAAATCATCAGTTGCAACATTCCTTGCCAACTGAGACACATACGCTAACGCATCGACGAGATCGTCGTGGACCTGCGTTGAAGGGAACATCAATAACTGGTCTACAAACTCTGTCCAGTCTTCTTCCTCGTTAAGAATAATCCTAGAATGCTCAAAGTTACCCTGCAATGCCCACATCACCCTGTCAGTCTTCTTTTGATTACCGTGAGTTAATTCTTCGATGTGAAAGTAAGTACCATGCCTTCTCATCAACTGTTCTAGATAACCTAAGATAGCCTGTCTAGCCATCCCCTTTTCAATTCCAACAGCAGTGGGTTCATATTCCTTTACATTCTTCATAATCCGCATAGCCGTCTCTTCAATGTCCCAACGACCATACTCAATCTTTTCTACAAACCAGACACCATCATCAGTAACCTTGACTACTGCAATGGCAGATTGGTCTAATCTCTTATCTGCTGCTGACGAAGCAGATCTAATGTCTTTGAAGCCAGCAAGGTCAATTGCAATGTACCAAGAACCATTAGAAGGCTCAGTTCCATATTTTAACCATTGTTCTTTGAATAAGTCTGTTCCAGCGTTGTCAAAGGATGCAAGATACTCTTGTTTGAATGCGAAACTTGATAGTGTCTTCTTAGCTGCTTCAATCTCTTTAGGATCAATTGTCTCATTATCAATCGTCTTAAACAACCAACTCTTCCACTCATCATCAGTTTCACTCGCACCTAGTTTGTACATATCATAGAAATGATTACGACCAGAGGGAGTAGAGATAAACATTGCTCTACCTTTTCTGTCTGACAGTGCTGCTCGTAATACTTTTTCCCAAATTTCAACTTTGATGTACGCAAACTCGTCCATCACAAGATAGGTTAAGCTTACGCCTCGGAGACTATCGGGGTTGTCGGCACCCCTCAGTAATATCTTTCTTTCGTTGACTAAAGTAATCTCTAAGTTGTTTACATGCGAGGATTTAATCACTGGTCTGCCTAGATCATGTAAGAGATCCCACATAATCGATCTTGCCTGACCTAGTGTTGGTGCTACATACATCACAGCAGAACCAGCAGGACAGTTCAAAGCCTCAATCAACAAGGTAATCGCAGACAACCTGGACTTACCTGTACGACGACCAGCAACAATCACTTTAAATCGAGTGTCATCCTTAAACACTTCTTGTTGCCACTTCAGTAGTTGAAAGTTTAGTTCCATTACTTCTCTACTACATCGGTGGTAATATCGATAGTTTGACTATCAGCATTACTGGCTATGTTGCTAGAGAGGCCAGAGATGTTGATGACCACACCACCACCAGCATTATTAGAATCTTTACTCTCAAAGTAACTGATCGGTAATGCTCTATCAAGACACATCTTCAATGCAGGGATCTGATTAGGATGACCATCAGTCAAAGCCATGTTAATCAGTGTCTTCAGCATTCTGTCGCCTTCAGACACCAACATCCTTGCACAGAGTTCTCTAGCCTTGGTGTAGTCACCGACAGGACGACCACGCTTACCTGGTTTTAACTTTGCTTGGATGTCTGCCTTCTTAGGACGACCACCCTTATTCTTTGGCTTATCGCTTGAGACAGACACCCCAGACTCAGAGACCTGGGTAGTAGTCTCGACTAAAGAGTCGACAGTACCTTCTTTATTCTTAGTGTTCAAATTATCTTTCATTAGAGAAAGGTTTATTAAATACTTCTTTAGTACTACTCTATAGCGTTGATAATATTAACTGCATCTATATCGATCGACGCAGACCTCTGTATCACTGCTGGTTCTGTCGTTAAGGACTTAAAGTTTAAAATTTAAAATCTTAAAACCCCGCTGATACAAGTCCTCTGCGTCAATCTATATTGAGGGTATGATAGCACATTTTTACTTGATTTAGTAGTGCTTGACTTAAATTAGTTTCTAATGATGACCTTCGCAGTGTTCATTATCTGTCTCTGATGACCTTCGCAGTGTACAGTTTCTGATATTACACCAGCGTTAGATAATATTATTTAATATCAACTACATAGCAATGCTCTATCTTACTCTTTTTTTTATAGATTAAAACTATCATTTTTACTTTTTGTAGATCTATGTTGGTTCAACATAATCACCACAACATTACTACACCCCTCCCCCCGTCTATGTTAGTCAGTGTTCACATACTAGATGTAGTATTGTTAGTGAGTACTTACTACTAGATGTAGTAGGACTATGTTAGTCAGTACTAACTGGGTATGGTGCAGTGTAGCATTGTAAGTGAGTGCTGACATAGGACCACTATAGACCAGTAAAGATCTAGCACAAACCATGCCAGAAGCCAGAAGCATAAACTATGCCGAAAAGTGGTCACTAACATTGGCCCAGAAAATAATTACTATAACCCTTGTATATGTCAGGGAATACTAAGCTTATGATTTTACATTGTTGGTGCATTGCATCATGCCTGGGATAATAACCCTTCAAAGCATGTGGCACGATTTTCTCACATATAGTATTAGAAGGACCGCTGCAACACACACACACACAAAAGGAAACAAGATGCAAACAATCAACTACGCAACAGGACGCAATTACGGAATGCCGCAGATTCTGTCGATCACAATTGAGAGTGAGACCACAGATGAATATGGCTTCACAGATGTCGTTGCAAGCTTCTCTGATGCCTCTCGCAACATATCAGGCAGGGTTACCCTAGTAACAGACACTAAAGGCCTAGGACAGGCCGTATTGATGGCGTATGATGCTGGTCAGTATCAAACCATCTAACCAACCAAGGGGCTTCGGCCCCGATTCAATCAACCAACGGAGATTAAAACCATGACACACACCAACACAGAGACCAACGCCAGACTGATCGCATCAGCACCAGCACTGTTAGAAGCCCTTGAATGGGTGCTAGCGACACGCAATCAGACAGAGGCACACAAGCAAGCCTTGGAGATGGCACAGAGGGCTATAGAGGCCGCCAAAGGCTAATAGTGTACTCTTCCAGTGCCTTGTTGACGCAGGGCATTGGAGGGTCTACACTAGACCTTCGCAGTATCCTAAAACTTGGACAAAGGAGCATTACAAATGACTACGACCACAATCATGAACGACCAGGACATCATCGATAGCCGAGACATCATTAACCGCCTCGAAGAACTAGAGGGTGAATTGCTTGCTTGCTTCAATGAGCAACAAGAGACCGAGTGCTTTACTATCTCTGATGAATCCGAAGAGATATATCAAGCCAGTAGCGTAGCAGATAGACTTTTTCAGAATTGGTTAGAGGATTGCCGCATCGAAGAGGCCGAAGAGTATAAGACCCTCGCAGAGTTAGCCGATCAGGGACAATCCGAGAGCAGTGATTGGATTCATGGCGAGACCCTCATCCGTCGCTCTTACTTTGTGGACTACACCGAAGAACTCATAAACGATTGCTATGAGATGCCAAAGCAGATGCACTCTGGTGATTGGCCTTTTCGTCATATAACCATTGACTACGAAGCCGCCGCCAAAGAACTTGAGCAAGACTATGCCTCGATAGACTTTGATGGCGTAGAGTATCTCATTCGTTCATGCTAATCATTGGAGAAGATATGACAATCTCAATCAGAGAATACAAGGGTGTCGATTTCGGTCATGCACACTATGTTCTTCGGAAGCATTATGACCTAGGCAGACCGCTAACGACAGACGAAGTAAAGGCAGAGATTGATAATCTCATTCGGAAGCATAATGCTATGTCACTGGATTATGTCGGTGAGCATCTTCATGCTTCTATTTTCAGGAAAGGATAAACCATCATGCACAACGAAAACCCCTTCATGGCTAACCTACGCAAACGAGAAGAATCAGAGAAGAATAGCTTTTATGACGATCCACTCGAAAGAGTGCTAGCATCACACCCAACAGGGACGGCTATAGTGGTATGCTTTCTGGCCTATGTGCTGCTGTTCTTGGCTTTAAGCTTCTAGAATGCTCTATAGCGGCCTTGTCTGCCCAGGACATAGGGTAGGCTAGGCCAGGCTATAGCAACGGCACAGAGAGGCTAATAGTGGCCTTGCTGAGGCTGTTTAATCTTAACGAAAGGGTTTACAATGAAAACAAGTGAATTGCAGGGTGCTGCACTCGATTGGGCGGTGGCGAAAGCCGATGGGTTAGAATTTATGGTTATAAACGGAGGTGTTTTTATCCCTGATGAGGATGGTGTAGACGAACCCTACCAATATCGGCCTTCAACTGTTTGGGACGATGGCGGTCCGATTATTGATAGGGAAGGGATAGCCTTGCAAATGCACTTTGGGGATTGGATTGCCCTTCCCTATGATTCGGCATTTTCCGAAGAGGCTTACCAACAAGGCCCAACACCTTTGATTGCCGCCATGCGTTGTTATGTCGCTAGTCAATTGGGCGATGAAGTGAGCATTCCAGAGGAATTAATATGAACAATGAAATTAGAGAAGAGCGTGTTAAAACCCTCGCCATTGGGCTGACCATATTTGCCGAAGAGCATGGCTATAGTGAGGCAGAAACTTGCTTCGCTTGTTTGGTGGCGGCTGCTGGAATTGCTCCGATGACAATGAAGCGTGAAGTGATGGCTTTCTTTGCCGATTGTCTCGATGGCTCCGAAGGGGTCAAAGTAAAGGAAAGAGAATGAACGAAGAAGAATATATTTGTTATGGTTCATTAGAGTATACTGGCGAAGAAGGCCATGTTATTTATGAACCTGAGTTCTTTGATGAACTACCGAGAATAATTAAATTAGATATTCTCAGTGATTGGATATATGAATTACAACAGACCTATGAACAGGTCAGACAACAGGAGGACGATTAAAAATGTTATCTTTCAATGGTAGGCGACTGACGGCAGTGACAGTGCAGGACATCGATTTCAAAGATTATCCCGACTTCTGCGACGCCTTCATAGAATCGGCAGTGTGGGAAGATACAGGGGAGGCTTTGACGGATGACGAACTCGACCAGGTGAACGAGGATGGCACTCTGCGATGGGATGCTACAATGGCGGTGATATATTGAACACCATGGGTAATGGGAAGGCGATAGCAAAACCTAAGACAATAGACCACTATATTCATCTACTACAGGAGGGAAAGTTTAAGAAAGCATCAAAGCTTCAACCTTGCGTTGATCAACATAAACAGATATGGAATAGATACCTTAAACAATGGAGGGAATATGCGCTGTAGATCTTGTGATGAAGCTTTAACCGATTATGAATCGACCAGGAAAAGCCTTGCCACTGGTGACTATATCAACCTATGCCGTGGATGCTTCGACACCATCAAAGGGGAATGCTTGGCCTTTGGTAATCCTTCGTTGATGACAGAGGATGATGACCAGTATAGTCTCTCAGCACTGATGGAAGATCAATTTGATTCACTAGACGATGATGGTTTTTACGATGAATACAATGATCGAGAATAGTGTTGGCATGATTCTTGCTAATATTGTTATTATTACTCTATAGAGTAAAAGAGATAATTTATAATTATGATTTATACTCTATAGAACTCTATAGAGCAACATAGAAAGGTAGGGCTTCAATGAATTCTGAACAAGTGTTTATTTTCACTGTCCACGATCTTGTGTCTTTGATTGAGTCGAATGAGGTCGATCTGCTGCTGGTGGTGTCGCAACTTCGTCGACAACTGCACAGGCCAGACCCACAGGTGGAGCAGGTCTACTCGGTGCTGACTGCGACGACAACAGAGGAGCGTTACTTTAATGGCAAAGCTTAACGAAGAAAGTAAATTTCTTTATCACACTGAGTGCTCTAAGTGCGGTAGCAGTGACGGCAAGAGTGTATGGTCTGATGGACATACTTGGTGCTTTGTCTGCGAAACCCACGAGAATGGTCCAGGAGAGGCTCCAATGGCCTTGGACATACCTGTACTAGTACCGAAGGCTTCTAAGCCGTTACAGAGGCCAATAGAGGCCTCCATGGGGGTGTTCCAGGCCATAGCGGATAGGAATATCACCATCGAGACCTGTAGACACTATGGTGTCACCTCTACAAATGAGAATCATTCTTATCCTTATGGCAAAGGTTCAAAGATCAGAGTCGTTGAAACTAAGGATTTTAGATGGAGCGGTAAACCTGACCATGATCTCTTTGGCATGGACAAGTTCAGTGCTGGTGGTAAGGCAGTGACGCTGGTGGAGGGTGAATTAGATGCTCTAGCGGCATATCAGATGCTAGGATCAAAGTATGCGGTGGTAAGTGTCAGAAACGGTGCATCAGGTGCGGTGAAAGACTGTCAGAAGGCTTACGAATGGCTCGACAAGTTCGATAGCATTGTGATCGCATTTGATGCTGATGAACCTGGACAGAAGGCTTCTAAACAGGTGGCAGAGTTGTTCGGTAGTAAGGCCAAGGTGGTGAAGTTCTCGCCAGAGTTCAAGGACGCTTGCGACTATCTGAAGGCCAATAAGACGGCTCAGTTTGTGCAGGACTGGTGGCGTGCAGAGACTTTCAAGCCTGATGGTGTCATCGATGCAGAGCAGTTGCGAGATAAGATCAAGACACCCTTGGAGGTTGCGCCGATCCTGTATCCTTGGAATGGATTAAACAAGATGCTCTATGGCATTCGACCTGCTGAGTTGGTGACTTTTACTGCTGGTTCTGGCCTTGGTAAGTCTACTATGCTTCGTGAATTGGTGGTGCATATCTTGAAGAACAGTCAAGAGAACATTGGACTTGCTTTTCTTGAGGAAACCCCTGAGAGGACTATGCGGGGCTTGATTGGCTTGGAGTTGAATAAGAAGATTCACCTGCCTGATGCCGTGTACACTCCAGAGGAAATCGACAAGGCTTATGACAATCTACAGATAGGGCAGCGAGTATTCTTGTGGGATCACTTCGGTTCTAATGAGATTGATGCTGTATTGAACAGGCTCAAATACTTCGTAAAAGCACTTAACTGTAACTATCTGGTGCTAGATCACTTGTCTATTCTTGTCTCTGACCAAGCAGCCGCAGACGAAAGACGAGCGTTAGATTTGATCATGACCAAATTGAGAATGTTCGTGCAGGAAACCAACACATCGCTTTTGCTTGTCTCTCACCTGAAAAGGCCAGATGGTAAATCACTAGAGGATGGCGCAGTGACTTCTTTAAGTTTACTTCGTGGCTCAGGCTCGATCGCTCAGTTGTCAGATGCGGTCATCTCAGCAGAAAGGAACAGTCAAGCAGAGAACATTATAGAAAGGAATACAACCAGGGTTAGAGTGCTTAAATCTAGGTATACAGGCTATACAGGACACGCTTGTGACTTGTATTATGACGATATGACTGGTCGATTGAGGGAGATTGCACAAGATTCTTTATAAAAGATTCAAAAATAACTTGACATTTTCTTTGACCTGTGTTAGCATTTTTATGGTCAAGAAAGGATACTGTATGAAACAATGTAAAGTTTGTCAAAAAGACTTACCTATAGAGAAGTTTGGAATGAGTTATCATGTTTTAAAAGACGGAGTAAAGAAGGGTTATTATGATTCTACTTGTATGGTCTGTCGTAGGACAAAACATTTAGAAAACCCAGAAAAACGCCATATACATCGGAAAGGGTCTTCTAATTGGTATAAAAACAACCCAAACAAGGTTAAAGAACAACGGCTTCGTAAGTATGGTTTATCTTTGGATGAATACAATAAACTTAGAAAAGAGCAAAACTATAGTTGTGCTGTTTGTGGTAAACATGAAACGGAAGTTGTACAAGGTAGAGCATTAACGACTGACCATGCACTTCATGTTGATCACTGCCATGAAACAAAAAAAGTAAGAGGACTGTTATGTACTAATTGCAACACACTACTTGGGAAGTGTCATGACAATTCTCAAATTTTAAAAAAGGCTGTAGACTATCTTAATAGGACTAAAACATGATGACCTTTTTACTTGGCCTAGTATCATTCGTTGGCTTTATGATGAGGAAGTGACTATGAAAGAAATACTTGACTTTTTAGCAGACCTACAGCATCCTGAGATGTATGGATGGGCTGTCACTGATGAAGTACGGAAGAAGGCAAAGCAGTTACTTGAACAGTACAAGGAGCAAGAAAATGAAGGATAGATTTGACTTAGAGCAAGAGATCACAAACTTCTCTCTCATCATCGAAGAACTAGCGATGTTGAATGAGCAGGTGATAGAGCGAGCAACACCGATGACCCAGGATGAGATCAGTAATTACCTGATGGCGTTGGAGTATATGTGTCGTCTTAGGTTTGAGCGATTGTGGGATACTTTCCTGCAAACTTACAAGCTAGATGACTACAAAGTATTGAAAGGACAAGATGATGAGCAATGACATTGATATGCTGAAGACTATCCTCAGAGCAGTGCAAGAAGAGCGCTATGCCACTGCTGAGATCCTGCTGCAGGTCGCTATCAAAGAGAAGACTGTACTGGATTCATCCTATCCTGATGGTGATGGATACTGGCACGACACTAAGGAGAATGTAGCGTGAGTTCCAGTACAGATAAGCAAGAACCTGTACACGCCATCGACATGAGCCAAGAATGTGTCGATGAAACGGCAAAACATCAACATGACCTAGTGTATCGCTTGCGTAAACGAGCAGAGATTCGTAGGCAGATTCCTGATCGTAAGTCTGTGCAAGAAGGACAGCCTGATCGTATTGCTGATCTGTTGGAAGAGGCTGCTGATGCGTTAGAGAAGCGTGAATGGGTTGAGCAGCCAGACTTGGCGAGGGTTGGTGAGGTTGGGATATGGGGTGATAAGCGTGAATGGGTTGGTCTTGACCATGAGCAGATGCGTAACACGACCCTTCAATTTAATCAGGGCGCATTGTGGGCTGAACGTTGGCTTAAGGAGAAGAACACATGAGTGATGTTGCACTAGTCTGGGCTACACCAGATGCTGAACGCTTGATTGCTATGATGGCTCGTGTCTCTAACCCTGAGAACCAGACCAGCACTGAGTATGAGAAGCTGATTCGTTATCTGATTAAGCATAAGCATTGGAGTCCATTTGAGATGGTTAATGTCTGTATGTCTATCGAAACCACCAGGGACATTGCAAGGCAGATCCTTCGTCATCGTAGCTTTACCTTCCAAGAGTTTAGTCAGCGGTACGCTACACCAACAGAGTTTGAGTTCGTTGATGCAAGAATTCAGGACAAGACCAACAGGCAGAACAGTATTCCCTGCACTGACTATGGTATGATCTCTGTATGGAATGAGAAACAAAGAGCAGTGATTGACTTCGCTGGTCAAGTGTATGATTGGGGCAGTAAGATGGGATTAGCCAAGGAAGTTATCCGTAAGGTGCTACCAGAGGGTTTGACTGTATCTCATATGTATGTTAACGGCACACTGCGTAGTTGGTTACACTATGTTGATCTTCGATGTGGAGTTGAAACACAGTTAGAGCATAGGGAGATTGCATTGCAAGTCCGTGAAGCTTTAGGTACACTTGTTCCTAATGTGATGAAGGCACTGGAGGAAAGTAAAAATGACTCAGTATGATCGCTGGAAGTTAGACACACCACCATACCTGGAAGATACTGAAGAAGAGGAAGAGCAAGAAGAAACAGAAGAGGAAGAGAGTGACGAAGATTGAATCGCCTTGTACTCAGAGATGTAATTTCAACAAACACATAGGAAGGTGTGACACATGCCGAAGAACAGTGGACGAAATAGTAAAGTGGTCAAAGATGACAGCGCAGGAGCGGAAAGAGATCATGTCATCCCTGCACCAGAGAAGATGAAGCCACAAGGGATCACTGCCGTGTACAACAAGAGTGGTGTACTGACCTTGTATGTGCTGATGGAGGATGGTACAATTATGTTCAAACGAGAAGATGAGGATACATGGCACACGACTTCACTGGGGATGCCTCTATAGTTTTCTTAGACATAGAGACAAACACTAAACATGATCAAATCTGGTGTTGTGTAACAAAGAAAGATGGAATTACTGAATGTCATACAGAACCTTCAAGCCTAAGAAAACTTCTAAAGAAGACCGACACAATTGTAGGACACAATGCGCTGGCCTTCGACATCTACCTATTAAACAAGTTGTGGGGTTTTCGGATCAAGCGTCAGCAGGTTATGGATACTCTGATCTTGAGCAGACTATTGAGTCCATCGAGAGAAAACGGTCACAGCCTCGCAGCATGGGGAAACAGGCTAGGTTATCCGAAGATTGAGTTCAGTGATTACGATGCTGGATTGTCTGATGAGATGATCCAATACTGCATCAGAGATGTTGAAGTCCTAGAAAGGGTATATTATGCACTCGAAGATGAAAAACGAAATTATGGATTTTCTGAGCAATCCATTACTTTGGAGCATGAAGTCGCTGCAATCATTAGCAGACAAGAGCGTAGAGGCTTTCGACTCGATGTGCCTTTCACTATGGTACTGGCCTCACAATTCAGAGACAAGGCAGCAGCCATCGAGCAAGAGTTACAACAACTCTTCCCGCCCATCGTCACAGAAAGAATTAGTGAAAAAACGGGCAAGAGACTCACGGACAAGATCGAAGTCTTCAACCCAGGCTCAAGGCAACAAATCTCAAAGCGACTCATCGACCTTGGGTGGAAGCCAACAAAGAAAACAGAAAAGGGATCGGTCATCGTAGACGAGAAGACACTAGAGGAGATTAGCACCAATGCGAGATATGCCAGTAAACCTGTCCTTGTTTCTGTTGCTGCTAAACTCCAAGAATACCTGTTGCTTTCAAAAAGGCACAGTCAAGTTCAGTCCTGGCTTGATGTTGTTCAAGAGGATGGGAGAGTTCGTGGTAAGGTCATCACCAACGGAGCGGTGACAGGAAGAGCAACACACCATAGTCCCAATATGGCTCAGATTCCTAACATCAATAGTCTTTATGGGAAGGAATGTAGGCAGTGTTGGACGGTAGAAGAAGGACATAAATTAGTTGGTATTGACTTGGCACAATTAGAACTTCGTTGTCTTGCTCACTATATGAAAGACGATGAATATACAAAGGAGTTATTAAGTGGCGACATCCACACAAAAAACCAACAAGCTGCTGGGCTTTCTACTAGGAGTGAAGCCAAGACATTCATCTTTGCCCTATGTTATGGAGCAGGGGCAGAGAAAATCGGTCTTATTGCTGGTGTTGATAAAACAAAAGGCCAACAACTTATCGATAGGTTTCTGGCAAATACCCCATCTCTCAAAAAACTTAGAGAAAAAGTTGAACGGTTGTCTGAGAAAGGGTTTCTACCAGGATTGGATGGTCGTATCTTGCACATACGATCCCCGCATGCTGCACTTAACACACTACTGCAAAGCGCAGGTGCTATCGTTAGCAAGCAGTGGATGGTTGAACTTAACAAAATGGCAGCAAAGGAGCAAATCGAGTTTCACCAAGTCGCATGGGTCCATGATGAATTACAGTGTGAAGTTAGAGAAGAGTCTGCTGAAAGACTGGGCCAACTCGCAGTAGAGGCTGCAAAGAAGGTTACAGAGGTGTTTGATATGCGCTGTCCAATGGATGCTGAGTACCATGTTGGAAATAATTGGGCAGATTCTCATTAATTTTTTGAAAGAAGAGTGATGCAGATTGATCCAAAAGAAGTAGCAATGGGTGTATTTGTCTGGGAAGATAAAGAAGGAGAACTAAATGTAGGATTATCTAATAACATTATGAATGATAGGGATACTGCTATTATCCTCTTGACAGAAGCGATACAAGCACTTATCATGCACACTGAAGTTATACACGGCATAGCCCACTAAAGGAGAACTATATGTCTGAACCGCAAAAACCAGTGAAGTTTCGTGCAGAAACAATGTGGTGTTTCCATAACAAACCTAACGAGATGTCAGGGAAATTCCAGGTTGATCTGTGTAACCTTTCTCAGAATGCTGTTGATGCCATCAAGAGTCTTGGTCTTGAAGTGCGTAAGCGTGATGACAAGCCTGAGAAGGGTTTCTTTATTACTGCAAAGTCCAACAACCCTATCAAAGTCTTTGATGCAAAGGGTGAGGATTTGAGTGATGTTGCTATCGGCAACGGTAGCAAAGTAGTGGTGGTGCTGTCTTCTTATGATTGGTCTTGGAAGAACAAGAAGGGCCGTTCTGCCAGTCTTAAAAAGATGGTTGTAGAGGAACTTCAGTCTTATGATGGTGGTGAGGCTGAAGAAGAAGACGATGATGTTCTCTGAAAGGAAGAAAATGTATATCGTAAAAGTACAAGGTAAGAAGTTGACTCTGAAGACATTCAAGGATGGTTTTAAGTCCTATGAACTGGCCCGTAACGCAGTCCGTAAGTATCTGCGTAACCTTGGCCTGGGCCGTAATCTTTCCACAAACTCTGTCGCTATTGTTCGGGTCTAAATGATTGCCTTGGTTGATGCCGATGTTGTTGCGTACAGGATTGCTTTTGGTTGTAACGATGATCCTGAGAAAGTCGCCATCGCCAAGGCAGCAGAGTTCTTAGAGGATCTTGTCTTTACCTTTGCCAATGCTGATGACTGCGAAGGTTATCTGACTGGTAAAGACAATTATAGACATGAGATTGCTAAGACAGTCCCTTACAAGGCTAACAGAGTAGCAGAGAAACCTAAGCATCTTGGGATTATACGAGAGTATATGATCAGTGCTTGGGCTTTCTCTGTGCAGGAAAAGCAAGAAGCTGATGATGCCATCTCCATTCGTGCCTATGCTTTAGGTGAGGAAGATTACATCATCTGCTCTATCGACAAGGATCTTGATAATGTCCGTGGTTGGCATTACAACTTCGGTAAGAATGAAAGATACTTTGTCAAAGAAGAAGATGCAATCAGGAACTTTTATCGTCAAGTCTTGACTGGTGATAGGGTTGATAATGTCCCAGGATTGCCTGGTATTGGGCCTAAGAAGGCTGAGAAGATTTTACAGGACTGCTGTACAGAGGAAGAGTTGTACAAGGCTGTCCTAGAAGCATACAAGGGTGATGTAAGTCTTTTAACAGAGCAAGCGCAGTTACTTTGGCTACGCCGAAAGGAAGGTGAGTTGTGGCAACCACCAAATTAGTTTACATTGAATGGGTTGATGCTGTTGCTGATGCTGGTTGGGACTCTGCAAAACCACCAGAGTTACATCCATGCAGGACTATAGGGTTTGTTGTCAGTGAGACTAAGGAAGCCATCTGCATTGCTTCTACGCTGTCTCTGGAGCAGAGTAACGCTAGGATGCACATCCCTAAGAAGTGGATTATACTAAGAAGGAACTTTAAAATTGAAGACAAGTTCAGCGAAAGCAAAAGGGAGAAACCTGCAGCAGTGGGTAGCGGATCTGATACGGACGAAGTTTAACCTGGAGCCAGATGATGTTAGATCAACAAGTATGGGCGCAAGTGGCGAAGACATCCTCCTCAGCCCCCTTGCAGCCAGAAGAACAGGCATTTCTGTTGAATGCAAGTCAAGGAATAGAGTTGCCGTATACGGCTTCTATGAGCAAGCGCAAACAAACTGCCCTGCAGAAAGAGAGCCCGTTGTTGTTATTCGACAAAATAGGGCCAAGCCCTTGGTAGTAGTTGACGCAGAGTATTTCTTCACCATCTTAGAAAGGTCTAACAATGCATAAATACACTTTTAAAATGATTGAGATTCAAGACGACATCGTTGGTGGTTGCGCTAACAACCGCAAGATCACCTATCAAGCTGACTTCGATGATTGTGAAATCTGGGAAGCACCACTCAAAGCATTTGTTGACTTCCTGAGTTCTGTCTATGGCTATGACATCTCAGAGCAGATCACTCTTAGTACGCATATTAAATCAGAGATGTTTAACAGCACTCCTCGAAACGGTAAAGCTTACCTTGATGATCCTGCACAATTTTTTGATAAAGATGACCTGAAATGACTAGAGAAGAAAAAAATGCCGCACAACGAGAGTACCGTAAGAAAACCCAAAACCAGGCTACATACAAGTATGAAAAAACTATTAACGGGTTCTTGGTAAGAAAATATAGGAATATGCTATCTCGTGTCTCTGGGATTCAAAAACAGAAGGCTCATCTTTATGAAAGTAAATCAATCGTGACTAAAGAAGAATTTTATAGTTGGGCAAAAAGTAGTTTTGCTTTTATTGAACTTTGGAATGCTTATGTTGATTCTTGTTATGAACGCAAACTATGCCCTACGGTTGATCGTATAGATTCAAAACTTGGGTATGATCTTGAAAACATGCAATGGATCACACACTCTGAAAATTCACGCAAAGGCTCATTAAGCCGATGGGGTAAAGATGAAACTTCTATTTCTTGATGTAGAGACAAGTCCCAACACAGCGCACATCTGGGGATTAAGGGATCAGTACATTAACCCTAATCATATTTTAGAATCTTCGTATGTGCTATGTTGGGCAGCTAAGTGGTACGAAAGCGATGAAATCATGTTTGATTCTGTTTTAAAAAACAGAGAAAAAAACATGCTTAAGAAGATACATCAACTTATCTCTGAAGCAGATGCTGTCGTTCACTACAATGGCACTCGGTTTGATATGCCTGTACTGAATAAAGAGTTTCTGCTGAACAACATGTTGCCACCAGAGCCGTATAAGCAACTTGACTTGTTAAAGGTTGTTAGAAAAGAATTTAGGTTTGCGAGTAACAAACTTGACCACATTGCACAGCGTCTTAACCTGGGCAAAAAGACAGAGCATGAAGGCTATACTTTGTGGGTCAAGTGCATGAATAAAGATAAAGAAGCATGGGCGAAAATGGAAGAATACAACAAGCAAGATGTTCTTCTGTTAGAGAGGTTGTATGATCGCCTATTACCTTGGTTGGGTAAGCAGCATCCTAATCGAAACTTGTTTGATGGACAGGGATGTGCAACTTGCGGAAGTAATTATTTGCAAAAGCGAGGTTTTAGTTATACAATCACAGGTAAGTTTCAAAGGTATCAGTGCATGGATTGTGGCTCTTGGTCTAAGTCCAACAAGTCCCTTCAAACCAGAGCAGAGTTGTCACATGCGTAAGAAAACTTATGGAACCAATCAATCTACATAATGTACACCGATTCTTTGACTGGATTACTATGATCAACATTAAGGAAGAACAAGAAAAGATGCTAGAAGAGGCCATCAACATAAACCAGAAGTTAAAGAAAACCACACAGATTGGTGGCGACCACTACCAGAACAACATCCAAGCTTGGGATGTGATGATGGATTGGGGTTTAGATCCTTGGCTGTCCAATGTGGTTAAGTACATTCAGAGGCATCATAGGAAGAATGGTAAACAAGACTTAGAGAAGGCACTGCATTACATCAAGTACGCTATCGACAACTACGATCAGATTAAAGAAAAGTATTATGTTCGGTAGTCGCAGTTCTGTTCAGGATCTCAAGCGTGGTTACAAGTATCTCTATGAAGGAAACTATAAGCAAGGTTTCCCGCTGGTAGAGGCTCGTCATCCTGATAAGTATCCTATGGCAACTGGTGAGAAGAATGCGTATCACAGGAGTTCCTTCTGGCATCCTGGTGTGTCTGTGAAGAACAAGGATGTGTTCGTGGTGCATGAGGCTGGCAGAGGCGATGTCATCCATTTCTGTCGGTATATTAAGATGCTTTCTGAGTTGGGTGTTAAGAGTATCCAAGTCATCGCAGCACCAGAGATGATTCCGTTGCTCAGTAGGCTAGGTTATCCTACGATGAACACTCCAAGGAATCCACCAGAGGGTTGTATTAGGATATGGATGATGTCTTTACCTGCTTTGTTGCTAGAACACAACAAATTTCCACATAATTGGACAGAGAAACACTACTTATCGGAGGGTTATTTAAGAAACAGAAACTTGACGGAAGTCAATGACAAAGTAGGAATTTGTTGGTACACTAATTCAACAGCCTGGAACAGAGATTATCGACAGATACCTCACGACTTGGTTGAGAACTGTTTAAAGAAGTTTCCTAAGACAGAGTTTGTACCGTTGCAGATGGAAAGCACTTTCATGCCAAGGTATTTTACTACCTTGAACAACATGGCAGTGTCAGCAGATTTGATTCAGCAGTTGAAGGCAGTAGTAACTATAGATACTTCTATACTGCACTTAGCAGGTGCATTAGGAGTAAAAACATTTGGACTAGTAGGAAATGGGGTGAAAATGGACTGGAGATGGTTACCTAAACAGAGGGAGACAGCATGGTATGATTCCGTGACTTGTTTTTATAATGAACCAGCGCATGAATGGAGGCCATCGCTGATGTCAGCGTTGGAAGAAGCATGCCGTTGACATTGAGGGATGTAATGAGTAAACTTACGACTCTAGATGAGATCACTTTGTTAGAAGTCTTAGAGATCACATCAGAAGAGTTAGTAGAACGATTCATAGACAAAGTAGAAAATAAGTACGACCAACTGGAGAAAGAACTAGATGACTAAAATGGACAACTATCAGAACTTTATCGCTAAGAGCCGCTACAGTCGGTTTCTGACTAACGACAATCGCCGTGAGAACTGGACAGAAACAGTGGATCGATATTTCACTTTCCTGTTCAACTCAGTTCAAGAGAAGTATGGTTGGGTTCCTGGCGATGACCTTAAAGTAGACTTGATCAATGCAGTAAAGAACCTTGAAGTAATGCCTTCTATGAGGGCTATAATGACCGCTGGTAAGGCTCTGGAGCGTGATAACACTGCTGGCTACAACTGCTCTTACTTGCCTGTGGATGACCCTAAAGCCTTTGATGAGGCTATGTATATCCTGCTCTGCGGTACAGGGGTAGGCTTCTCTGTGGAGCAGCAATATGTTAATCAACTTCCTGAAGTACCTGATCAGCTTTTCGATAGTAAAACTACTATCGTTGTCTCCGACAGCAAAGAAGGATGGGCTAAGTCTCTACGGCAACTCATCGCTCTTCTTTATTCTGGAGAGATTCCAAAGTGGGATGTATCGAAGGTTCGACCTGCAGGAGAGAGACTCAAGACTTTTGGCGGTAGAGCCAGTGGTCCTGGACCGTTGGAGGAGTTATTTAAATTCACAGTTTCCAAATTTAAAGGAGCCTGTGGTCGTCGTCTGTCATCGATCGAATGCCATGATATTCTCTGCAAGATCGGGGAAGTTGTTGTGGTCGGTGGTGTGCGCCGTTCAGCTATGATTTCTCTGTCAGACCTGCAAGACGATAAGATGCGTCACGCTAAAGCAGGTGCATGGTGGGAACAGAATGGTCAACGAGCATTGGCGAATAACTCAGCCACTTACACCCAAAAGCCTGACATTGGTCAATTCTTGGATGAGTGGACTAGCCTGTATCACAGTCACTCTGGTGAGCGTGGTATCTTCAGTCGTGCCGCTGCTATCTCCCAAGTAACCAAGACTGGTAGGCGTGATCCTAACCATCAGTTTGGTACTAACCCTTGTTCAGAGATTATTCTTCGTCCTTACCAATTCTGTAATCTTACAGAGGTTGTTGTTCGTGCTGAAGACACTGTAGAGACCTTGGAGAAGAAGGTTAAACTTGCCACCATCCTTGGTACTCTGCAATCTACGCTGACACACTTCCCTTACCTGCGTAAGATTTGGCAGAAGAACACTGAAGAAGAGCGTTTGCTTGGTGTATCCTTCACTGGTATTTTTGATAACAAATGGATGTCGGAGATTTCTGATGAAACTAAAGCAAATCTGGAGCGACTTAAAAATGTCTCCATTAGTACCAATGCTGACATCGCTAACAGTCTGGGAATCACTCCGTCATGTGCGATCACTTGCGTTAAGCCTTCTGGCACTGTCAGCCAGCTTGTTGATTCTGCCTCTGGCATTCATGCTCGACATTCTCGTTATTATATTCGTAGGGTTCGTGGAGATAAAAAAGATCCTCTTACGAAATTTATGATGGATAACGGTGTACCTGCTGAAGACTGTGTTATGCGTCCAGAGTCAACAGCAGTGTTCTCATTCCCTCAGAAAGCACCTGAAGGAGCAACGCTGCGTGATGATCTTACTGCCATTGCACACCTTGACATCTGGTTGATGTATCAGCGTCACTGGTGCGATCACAAGCCTTCTGTGACCATCTCTGTGAAGGAAGATGAATGGATGGATGTTGGAGCGTGGGTGTGGCGACACTTTGATGAGGTGTCTGGAGTATCATTCCTACCGCATGATGGAGGTACATATCGACAAGCCCCTTATGAAGAGTGTTCAAAAGAGGACTATGAAGCACTGTTGGCTAAGATGCCCACTCACATCGATTGGGATTCTTTGCAGGAAGAAGAAGATAATGTCAAAGGAGCGCAAGAACTTGCTTGTAGTGCTGGTTCTTGTGAGATCGTATGATTATCGAGGCCAACTTGATCGCTGGAATCATGTTAGGGTTTGAGTTACTTAATAACCCTGACGACGAGGAAATCAATCACATTGTAGTTGATATATTCTTTGTAAGGATTGTTTTCACCTACTAAGTTTCTCCGTGTAGTAATTTAAAAAGCCCTCAATCGAGGGCTTCTTTTTTAGTAAGACCAGATTGTTGATCTATCTCTGGTATCTAAGTGTAAGAACCTACCACTACCCTTCTGCTGCACACCGATGCCAGTGAAGCCATGCTGTAGTGCTAACTGCAACAGGAATACAGCTTCTGCGCCCTCCACAGCAACATCACAAGCCTTACCTGTGGTGTGCATTCCAGTGGTTACTTTAGAACGCTCAGCAGGATGTTCAGGACAGCGATAACCAGAACTAATACGCATAGGTTTTCCATAAGATTCTCTAAGTTTATTTAACCTGTCTAAGAAGTTCTGATCCATCTTCACTGCACCACAGTGTTTGCATTTAAACTCTGCTTCAGTAAAATACTTACCGTAGTTCATTTGATTCCCTTCCACTTCTCTACTGTCCTGAGACCACCAAGACCTAGCATACCAAGCAGTACAGTCAGCAGTGTCTCCATGTCAAAGGCTACCGTGATCTGTTCGTGACCTGCACCAGCTAGAAAGAAGTTAGCCACAGGGAACAGGACGAAGTGCATGGCAAATGCTACACCACAGGTCCAACCTACGAAGGGTCGCCAGCCGCCTCTAAAGGGGTCTGTACGGGCTTCCTCTTTGTTCAACTCTACCTGTGCCATGTCCCTCTGGAAGGACTGGTCCTGAGAGGCTTTGATTAGTTCAGCTTGTGCCCTCTCCCTGGCATCCTTATCAGGGATAACCTTATCTAGTAGCTTAGCACCAATGGTTAAGAAGTCTAACGGTGTCATTTATTCCTCCACGAAGCCGCCCATACCACTAAAGTCCATGGCTGGTTCTTCTGGTTGTGGTGGCAACTCTGCCTCTTGAATAGTGCCTTCTTTAGCACCAACATAGAAGTATTGAGGCATCAGAGACTTCAGCCGATCCAAATACTTCTTAACTGAGACAGGGTTGTTAACATTAAAATCAATCTCTTTAGATGTTTTCTGTAGTGCTTTAACACCTTGTGGGTCTAGCAACAGATCAGCAATTGCTTTATCAGTGGCATCGCCTAACTGAGCAGTGTTTACCCTTGTAGCCAATCTAACAATCTTTTGTGGTAAACTAGCAATCCTGTCTCGGAAGGTAGAAGTAACAAAAGGAATGTCAAGACCAGGAACAACTTTAGCAAGCGCATCCAGTTCTGATTTTTCAACCACAGCAGACAGTTTAGTAATATCTGCTTTGTTAATTGCATCAGACAGTTTAAAGATGTCCTTCACTGCTGACACATAACCAGGACCAAATACTTCGTTGTACACTTTTGCATTACGAGGCGAAGACATAAACTCTAAAGCACCACCAGGATTGCTTCGTGCAAGGTCAACAAGTTCAGCACGAATAGAATTCCTTACTGCCTTTGACGATGCAGGATCTAAGTCAGAGATGTCTTTCTTAATCTTGTTGAAGAAGTTAGTATCGCTAAACAACCTAGAAGATAGTTCTCTGTAGTTAGGCACAGCAGCACCAGAAGAATCTTTTACAGATGCAACAAAGTTATTTGCAATACGACCTTCCGCAAGTTTGACTGCATCATTAATTCGTTTTCTTTCTAATGCTAAGATGCCTTGGTCAACAACAGCAGTATCTAGTTCTGCTTTTACTGACGGTAGTTGATTAAGAACACCTTCTTTCTGTGAGATAAAGCGACGAAGAGCAGCAGGATTAATGACACCATCCTTAACACTCTTTTCATACGCTTCAGCAAGAATAGCATTACGAGCAATCGGAGTTGCTGCTTCACGACCAACAGCACTAATAAACTGATTGAGAGAAGAACTATTTTTAACGATTACAGGGGCAACCTGTTCAGCATACTTCTTAGCATCGATGTCTTTAATGCCCTGTGCTGAGAAAGGTACACCAACCTTTTCATAATATGCAAGGTCAGCATCAATCAATCGCTGATTGAAGTCACCAGGGATAGTCTTCCTAGACTCATTCAATACAGACTCTAGTTGCTCTAACTTCCTTGCTTCATCTCTGGTTAGGCTACCACGCTGAAGTTGATTAATCCTACGCTTCAGAGACTCTACTTCTTGGAAAGGAACATCCTCAAAGACATTATCCTTTGGTCCCCAAACACGCTTAATCTGAGAATCAACAGCAGTGCCTCTACCAAAGATGTCTCTGATGTTGTTGGCAACGATGTAGTTATAGATGCCTTCAACAGACTGTGCTGGCATTCTTACATCGGCTTTAGCGGCATCAGTAAGGATACCTTCATACACAGGTTTCATCTCTGTAGTTGCTGCTTTCAATCGAGCATCAACAAGATTAGACACTGCCTTACCAATAGAAACTTCATCAACTCCAGTGTCAAGTTTGTCTGTCAACTTTACAATCTGATTGTCGATATTCTCTCGTGCTTTGATTGCATTCTTAACCGATACAGTTTCAAAGCCCTGTATAGGTGCATAGCGTTTACCAAACAACAGATCAGCCCTGTTATCGATGTTCAGAGCAAGTTTCTCTAGTTCTTGATTAACCCTAGCCCTGAAGTTAGGATTAGTTTTAGCAAGACGAGCAACCTGTTGACGAACAGCAGGGTTGTCTGCCATCGCCACCATCAAAGGCAAATCTTCTTTGTTTATAACATTACTGATGCGGTTAAACTCTGTCACTACCTCATCAAGTTTTTCACCTGGTTGTTCTTTAGCGATGATGTTAAGCAGACGCTTGGCAGCACCAGTAGCATAAGCTTGGTTAGCGGCATCAGGATCTTCTTTAAATTCTTTGTATTTATCAGATATTTGTTTTCTAACATTGCCTGAAGCAGCCACGCCTTCTTGCACAGCAGCAGCAATAGGCGCACCTTTAACAACAGCAGCAATGCTTCCTACTGCACGACCTACGCCTGTGTCAGTACCAAACAAACCTTTCTCTGCTGCTTCACCAACAACTCCACCAACTTCAGCAGTAGCACCAGCAGTGCCTAAACCAGCAGCACGACCAGCAAGGCCAGTTGCTTTCAGAGGTGCAGCAACATAACCTAGAGGATCTGCTGTTGCTCTAAGAGCAGAACCAGCAATACCAGTCAAGACATCAGGGGCTTTCTGCCCTGTCTCAGCACCGATAGCACCAGCAGCGGTACGCTGAAGCCTTTGGATGTTTCCCATAAAACGCTCACCAATGCCACCAGGTGCGCCAGGACCAATATCAAGTGTTATCTTTGCTAGTGATTTAAAAGGATCGATTACAAAAGTATCAATCAACGCTTCAGCAAGAACAGGAGTATCTACCAAACCTAACTTTGCTTGGTTAGCGATATAGTCAAAACGGCTGACCTGCTCTTTAGTTACTTCATCTTCTACAGCAGCAGATTCAGGATCAAATTGGGCCGTGGTAGGATCAAACTTGTTTTCTGTTGCTGACTCAAGTGTAGCGGTATTAGGATCAAAAGCCATTTTTATTCCTTATTGAACTGGTTCCCATTTGCCGTTAACATATCTGGCTCGATTACCTTTAGCGTCTTTGTAAATTTTTCCTTCAACAAAATTAGATGTTTTCTTTTCCCGACCAGTTTTATACTCAGGAGGAATTAGTGTCTTAACTGTTTCAGGAGATAGTTTAGCCTCGCTTAAAACTTTGTTAGCGGTTTCTCTGCCTCTATTATACGACTTAGCATGCTCAGTTTCAAGAGCAGTAATAAACTTTTCCACATCTTTAAGTTTTTCTGCTGAAGGAACACCAGTAAACAATTGATTGATACCACTGATAGCATCACCAACAATACCGATAGAACCAAGTGCTTGTTGAACTTCTCCTTGTCCAATCTGATTATCACCAACAAGCTTAACAAGATCACGACGCAACTGAGGCAATGCAGCACCAGTGCCTTGTTTTACTTCTCCTAAACTAACACGAAGTTGTCGTACTGTAGATAGTCTGTCTTGTGGTGCCTTTGTATAAGTGGCTACAATGTCTTGTGCGCCTTTAATGTCAGTGACTTTAACTTCACCAGACTTAGGTACACCTGCTTCTGCCCTACGAATTCCTCTACGCTCAAGCAAGTTATTAATAGCGGCAATTTCTTGTTGGGTGTAGTCACTAAGATTAGGACGAACACCAAAACCTAGTTCACCAGCAACAGTGGCTACATCTGATGGTGTTTTTACCATTGCTTCTCTATCAGGTGCTTGGAAAATAACTCTACCAGTAGTAGGATCAATAACAGAAGCACCAGGAGCAACATTTACAGGTGCGATCCTTTCAGGAGCCAACTTCTTTGCAGTTTCTACCAGCCTCAGAGCAGCCATAGGAGCAACAGGCCCGAGTTCGACAGCCATCTGCTGAAGCACTTTAGGGTCAGTCATGTTCTGGCCCATATACTTCTGCCTGATAGACTCTACTGCCTGTGCTTCACGCAATGCAGGGTCTTGTGACTCTGGAAACAATCCAGACACTAGCGATTGAGTACCAGTACGAGTAAGGTTACGGGAGGCAGCATAGAGTGGTGCAAAGACACCGAAGGGCTGTGCTTCCTGCGCTATCTCTTGTCTACTCTGAAGACGACGAGCCTCTTCAATCTGTGCTGGAGTAGGTCCAAATAATGAAGTCATTGCCATTTTTATATTTCCTTAATCGTAAGAACCGTAACTAACACCGCCTGGGTTGTAATCTCTCATCGGCACAGTCCCCCTACCTCCTTGTCCATATATATTATAAGGCTCAGGATTAAACAAACCACGAATACTTTCTTGAATATTTGGATTATTAAGAAGATCATTTAATGTATTTGATCTCAAAGATTGGCCCAAAAGATCACCCTGCAATCTTAAATTAGCAGCATTTTGACCACCAGCAAGCAGTGTTTGACCAACATTAGCACCAGCAGTAGCGGCCCTACCACCCAACTGTGCGCCAATATCCAATGGCTGTTGTGCTGCTTGTTCAAGCAATTGAGAAAGACCAAATTGAGTCTGGAATGGTGACAGTGCCTGTGTTTGCAATCCGTACTGTTGACCAAGTAATCCTGCACCAGTTTCAAACAAACCAGCACCGAATGCGGTACGCTGCTGTGCTGCTTGTTCAGCCTGTCGTGCAAGTTCAAGGTCTTGTTGCCTACGAGCAGAAGAAAGGGCAAACAATTCTGGTTGACCAATGTCGCCAATATTTAAACCTGCTCGACCACGACCAAACACACCAGCACCAAGTCGTTGTTCTTCACGCTGACGAACAGGATCTAACAGAGCATATTGCTCATTCATAAACTGCTGGCGAGCCTGTTCTGGTGACTGCGCCATATACTGTTGACCAAGGCCAAACAAGCCTTCTGCAGCAGCACCGATAGGCATACCTAGAGCCTGTGCTTGCTCTGCTTGGCCTAGACTTGTGCCATACAAAGCAGACAATCTATCCTGTAGTGCTTGGATCTCTGGTGAGGCTGTATAACCAGCACCAGTTAATTGACCTTTTTTATTTAAGTCAAAGTAACTTTCACCAAACCTAGTAGTTATTCCTACTGGCCTAAATCTTTGGGCTTCAGCGGCTATCCTGGCTGCTTCAAGTTGAGCGGCAGCGGAAGCATCTGCTGCTGATTGAGCAGACTTTCCTCCAAAGATGCCACCAGCAAGACTTAAAGCACCACCTACAATATCTCCAATCATTTTTAACTCCTAAATATATATATAGTAATGTTAAGTCTTCATAATATATGCCAACGCATAGTACGGTGGCAGGTTAGCATTAGTACCAGAGGAACCTGCGGATGCTACAGTAGTTGCAACAGTAATCCCAGTTGTGCTTGAATTTGTTGATGGGGTTCCCGCAGAAGGTCCGTTACTACGCATTATCCCCGTACCGCCAGTAACCTCCCCACGAGTAGGAACTGTATGGGAGTGTCCAGGGTCTGTCACAACCGAAGTAGCAGTGTGGTCATGGCTAACAACAATAGCATCTTTAGAACCACCAGTGGCTGCTACAGCATAAGAGTTACCAGCACCAATAACAAATCTATCACGAAGGTCAGGAGTACCATTGGAGCCATTACACAATGCCCATCCGCTAGGAATACTGGCAACTGAACCTGACCACAATACAATAACACCAGTTGGAATAAAAGAAGTTGCTGCAGCATTAACAAACGCTGTGGTAGCAATCTGAGTGTTGTTAGTGCCAGCAGTTGCAGTAGGTGCTAGTGGTGTACCAGTAAAGGTAGGACTGTTGGTGTCTGCCTTACTAGCGATAGCGGTAGCAATAGCGGTGTACTCAACATCAATCTCTGTACCTTTGATAATCTTACCAGCGTTACCGCTAGGAAGAGCATCCTTAGCAGTAAAGTTAGTAGCCTTAATATACTGTGCCAATTTTAGTCTCCTTGTTTAAAACAATAGAACAATGCTAAATTGTTCATTACACAACTTTTCCTTGTTTAATGTAAATATCAATCCTCTGAAGTGACAAAGGATTACCATTGATCTCTGCTTCTAATCCTACCTGCATGATTGGTCCTTTACCACCGACATGAGATTTAAATTTATCTAACACAATACCATCTGAAAACTCTGCAATGTTATATTCACCTACATTATACTCGTATGCTGTGCCAGATGCAAGTTGTTTTGTTACAGCAGAATAGTTTTCATTATAATTGAATCCCCACTTAATTGCAATCTCTTGTGCAGATCCACCAATAATAACCATGCCAATTTGCTTTAGAATCTTTTCCTGTGCTGGAGAATCAAAGTCAAAGAAGTTAGTATAGTAACTGAAACGATAAGAAACATTATTATCTGAGTGACCATAATATTTACCTATGTATCCAGGCTTACCGATATAGAGTTCTTTAGCAGCGGTAACAAGGAAAGACTTAGGTTCAAGACTAGTCCAGATTGTAGTTCTAGCAGAGCCATCCTGCAGTGGTGTACGCATGTCAAAGCAGTACACAAACTTAGTAGCAGGTAGACTCAACAGATAGAAGGCATCTCGATCAAAGTATACTGACTTAATGTTAGCAGCAGTTTCTGATGCCACATTAGACACAAGATCATCACGAACATTCTTGCTGATGTCCCTCAGCGGCAGTGACTTCTCTTGAATAACCCTAGCCAAGCTACGAACACCAGAGTCAGACAAGAACAGAATATCTGTACCAATGTTCTGAATACTATCTCTAGCGATACAACCAACATTAGGAATGTAATCTGCTAACACCAACTCAGTGACATCAATAGGATTGGCATAGATAGCGATGTTGTTACGCCCAAAGATAATCAAGAAACCATTGTGAGCAGCAAGACCAACAATCTGATCGTTATTAGGAAAGACTGAGTTTAGAGAGAGAGAACCAGAATCGCCACCGCTAAAATCAGAACCATCAAGCAACCGACTAAAGTAAACAGTTTGTCTATCTCCTATAATGTCTGCCATCCAAATACGACCATAAGCAGCCAATGCACAGTTAGGTTTAAAGTCAGCAGTGCTGTATCCTGGTGGTAATGTACCTACATCACCAAGTTGCTGAAAGCCAAACACACCGCTATCGTGATCATGTCCACTACCACCTGATACTGGTAACTCATGGAACACCAGAGGAGGATGACCAACCTGTACTAAGTACACATGCGGTTCTGTGTCTGCACCTTCACCATACAGCAAAGATGCTCCCTGCCAATTATTACCACTGATTGTATAGGTAGCGTTACCTGAGTTGTCTGCATTCTTTACTGTCTGAGTTGTCATCGTGGTTGTGCCAGTAAACAACTTGTTGTTACCAGCAGATATTAAAACATTATTACCACCATCAACCATCTCAAACATAAACTCTACAGCATTAGCAGAGCCAAGATCAGTATTAACTGTACTGTTGACAGGTGTCCATCCACGCCTAGCACCAATACGACCAAACCTATCAATCACACAGTTGTATGCTTCTAATGCGTAACCACTAGACAAAGAAATACTAGACTCTTGGATGTTTAATCCTAAGAAACCAGGGGCTGCAATGGATGCTGTTTGTACTTTTTGTGCCATTATCTACTTGCCCAAATAAACTCTTCTTCAAAGAGATTACTTTCGTTAGAGATATGATCTGCCAAAGATTGTTGGAACAACTGATACGCTTCTGATGTTGACATACCACCATCTTCACCACGCTCTGCCAGTGCCTTAGCATAAGCAAGGAAGATTACTGGTTCAGCAGGAACAAGTAACTTATCAGAGTCAAACTGCAAAGGATCTTGTGGCTGAATGATATTGAATCTGACCGTGTACACTGCATCAGGGATAGGATACAAGTCTACTTGTGTATCACCTTCAGGACTGACACCGTTAAAGTTAAAATACTCTGGTGGTCCCTTCTTTTGTTCTTGGTTCAGGAAAAGATCATTCATCTCTTTACTTGAACGATACTTCAGCACTCTGTTGTTGGTGTCATCGATCACATCAATCAATCGGAATCGTACACCAGAACCCACCAACACAGCATTGAACAAGTTAGGTACAGTGTTCATCGTCAGTGTGTTAGATAAGGCATTCCAGTTATAAGAATCCTCTACTTGACGCTGTGCATCAACAACATATTTACTAATAAGTTTAGAGTAAGCAGTATCATTGACTGAAGTGACTTCAGGTTCACGAAGCCTAATCAGTACATCGTTAACAGTTTCTAAGTATGTTTTCAGTGCCATTATTTGCAACTCCATTTACGAAGTGCTAATGCTTTACGGGTAGGTCTGCCTTTAGAATCTTTCATTGGCCCAGGCATCCCTGACATTCTTGCACAGAAGGATTTACGCCTAGCAGCGGCCTTTGGAGACTTTGCTGCTTGCTTTGCTGATACTGGTGGTTTAAGATCGGCTCCTTCAGTGCGCTTAAAGTATTCACGCCCTTTAGCGTTTAAACCACCTTCTTTGTTTTGGTAAACTTTCTTAACCATTATACTTGATCCATTTTAATTGGTAAACAAACACCTTCATTCTTAATACCGTTCTCATCAAGTTCTTTAATCACTAATGCTACCTTACGCTGACAATCTTCAATGCTGTAGTAGTTAATGTCGCCTTTGAAGAAGGCACAATCTTCACCAACACAGAAGAACACCACAGCAATGAAGAATTTCATTTCTTTTTCCTTTTCGCCGTTGACAAGGCTATAGCCACGGATTGCTTGGCAGGGTAGCCTTCTTTACGGAGTTTCCTAATATTCTTAGAAACAGTTTTATCAGACTTACCCTTAGCCAGTGGCATTACTTCTTCCTTTTCTTCGCAGTCTTGGCAGCGTCTTTAAAGTCCTGCGCTGATGGTGCGCCTTTGCTACCAACCTTACGCATCTTCTCACCAGAGCCAGCAGCGATACGCTTACGCTTTTTATTAATGTTTTCGTAAAGACCAGGCATTATTTATAACTCTTTTTCATAGGCATGCTAGAAGACTTCTTCATGCACTTACCTGCTTTCTTACACTTAGCAGGAGTAGGACAACCAGGACAGGGTTTAAATGTTTTCATAATTACGCTCCATGAAATTGAGTTGCTTGGTTAGGTACTAACTCTACAGTGAATATATAAGTAACACTGCTTGTCCCAGACTGAGAGATTCTAATTTGATCTCCTTCTTGTATTGCCACCTCTGCTTGGTTTAATAATATGTATTCACCAGCACCAAGGTTCTTACCACTGAACACTAAATACTCTGTGTTTGTTGAAGCATCATACCAGAACACTGAAGGAGTATTAGTACCAGCAGTAGAGATAACATACATTACACTCCATAATCCAGTGTTCTTTACTGGTACTGTATAAATAGTATCCTTGGCAGTAGTGGTCTTAGTAGACGCTAAACTAATCTTCCTTGACATCTTCTACTTTCTTTTTACCTAGTAGTTTCTGTACAGTTTCAGTTTCATAGATCCGCACTGCAGTCCAGATAATAGTAAACAGAGCAGCAATAGCAGGTAACACCTCTGCTAAAGTACCCACCACTGTTACAATTGATAGAGCATCTCCGGCAGTCTTTGCTGTCTCGTGTTCGAAGGACATTACTCAACCTCTACAGTAGGATCATTAGGGAATGCTACGTCAGGGAAACCTTCTTGATTGGGCAGGTCCCGCAATGCTTGCCTGTAGGTAGCCCAGGCAGTCCTGTCAACAGGCGCATCCAGCACTTGTGTCCAGTCGCTATCAGCCAGCAAACGATCCCGCTGTGAGCGCATCTGAGCAGCTTTAGAGGCAACATCAGCAGCAATCTCTTCTGCTGTTTTGTACTCAATGTCAACGGTATAGACAACCCCGTTCTCTTCATAAGGGTCAACCGATACCAACTTCTGAGTGGCACGATCATGCTCTTTGAACACTGTTACTTTCTTAGCATTGTTCTGCTCTAAGAAGTCATCACTGGGACCAGAAGCAGAGAAGCTAGTATTCTTAAAGATTACTTTGTAGTGATCTACTCTTCCATCTTTATAAACAAACATCTTATTCTCCTATGCTTGGAAATTCTTTATCTGGCGGTGTAAAGGTTGTTGTGTATCTTGCAACGCGACTAATGCGGAGGTCGTCAACAAAACCATTTACTGTACTGGCGCCCAAATTGTAAGATGCTGATCCGATGACCGTTCGTGAATTTAGATAAGTATTGTTGTCTGTGTATGTTGAGCCAACCTGTGTTCCATCAAGAAACATCTTTGTGAATCCAGAAGATTTGCAAATTGCGAGGTGATACCAAGTGGAACCTGACACCGCGCCTGACGACGATGAAATCCTGTTGCTTCCATTAACGAAAAATCTAAGAGTTCCAGTAGATTCGACAGTAATTGTTGGATAAATGCCATTCGTACTTGCTGGTCTTTGATCTAAAAATACAAAAGAACCAGACACGGGCAAGGCGTTTAAGTAGAACCAAAACTCTATTGTCCAGTCGCCACTACCTAAAGTAAGAGTTTCGCTTGCAAAACTTTGATATAAATAGTCGGTGGTTCCATCAAATTCTATTGAACCAGTGCCGTATTTTTTAACGGTTGTATCAATCTGTGCGCTATTGACTGTTTCAAAAGTATTGAAACATGTATTGTCAAAAATGCCACCATTAGTGAAATTTAGTAGGAGTTCGGTGTTTGCAGTAGATGTTGGCGGTGCAGTCGGAACAGTGACGGATGAATAACCTGTGCCAATTAAGACCTCAAGCCCAGAAATGTAACCATCTAACGCAACGCCAGGGCC